CGTGAGATGGAGATGAAGTTGGCTCACATGAAGATGATGACCGAGCGCAACACCCAGCTTTTATTGGCTTACGTCAACAACGGTGCAAAGATCGAAACAGCCCGTATATCGGCTGGCGTTGATGATGGCAAACAAGCCTATGATGAATATCAAAACGATGCGGATATGGCTGCCGCTATGGAACATCCACTGGCTCCGATTGCTAACGCTATCGCCCAAGGAAATCAGCAAATGACTGACACTTTAAGTGCTTTAATTGATAAACTAAACGCACCCAAGCAAGTCGTGCGTGGGCCTGATGGCAAAGTTGTGGGAGTCGTAAATGGCCAGTAACCTTAAATATTCCAACGGCACACGTGATGCCCAGCAAAATGGGCTTATTACCTATGCAGGATCAGGTTGCCTTATCAATATATACCAAGGAACACAGCCTGCCAATGCCAACACAGCGATTTCTACACAGACTTTGCTGGTTAGTCTGCCGATCTCTGGCTCTTTTGGTACGGATTCCAATGGCACGATCACGATTGGTGCTGTGACCAGCGCACAAGCTGTAGCTACTGGAACTGCTCAATTCTTCCGCATATTTAAATCTGATGCGACAACCGTTGTTATGGATGGTTCAGTAGGCACAAGCGATGCTGACATGATTTTGAACAACACCAGCATAGCCATTACCCAAACTGTAACCATTACTTCAGGCACGATTATTAGGGCCAACCAATGACAGTAACCGTAAAACACCCGTTTGTAAGCACCGTACCTGATAGCGCAGACACTAGCTTAGTACGGCCTTCTAATTGGAATGCTGACCATACCGTATTAGGCTTGGGTACGGCTGCCGAATTAAACGCTGGTGTAGCGTTAGGCGTTGCTACGCTAGATGCCAGCGGTAAAGTGCCTATTAGCGAAATACCTGATGCCGTTATTGGCGCATTAAATTATCAAGGTACATGGAATGCCAGCACAAACACTCCTACCCTTATATCTTCTGTAGGAGTTAAAGGTTATTACTATGTAGTTAATGTTGCAGGAACAACAAACCTTAACGGAATTACAGACTGGCAAATTGGTGATTGGGCGGTATTTGATGGTCTTATTTGGGAAAAAATAGACAATACCGATGGCGTAACCAGCGTTAACGGCCTTACTGGAGCAGTAGTGTTAACCACTACTAACATTGCTGAAGGCACAAACGAATACTTTACAACTTCCCGTGCAAGAACTTCTATTTCTGCTGGCACAGGCATTAGTTATGACAATTCCACTGGCGTAATTACCAATACAGCCCCAAGTTTAGGCGGTGATGTAGTCGGCCCAGCAAGTGCTACAGACAATGCAATAGCCCGTTTTGACACCACAACTGGCAAATTGATTCAAAACAGCGTGGTAACAGTAAGTGATACAGGTGTTATTGCTGGCGCACCATCTATTTCAAACATTAACTTTGTTGATTTTGATACTACTTACGCCACTACCTTAACTGAAGGGCAATTAGGCTGGGATGGCAACAATACCCTTGCTTTAGGTATGTATGGCGGTAATGTTATTCAGCATATTGGTGAAGATTCTTATTTTTACATTAAGGCTTCATCCGCTATTACTAAAGGTCAGTTAATCATGTTTACTGGCGCAGTAGGCGCAAGTGGCGTATTAACTGGCGCACCGTCTACTGGGGTAACAAATCCCCAATACATTATGGGTGTTGCTGCTGAAAGCATAGCTTTAAACGGCTTTGGTTTAGTTCAATGGTTTGGCGAATTAACCAATGTCAATACCAATAGCTTTAACGAAGGCGATATTTTGTATTACGATTCTGCCGTAACAGGTGGATTAACCAATGTCTACCCTACAAGCGGAATTATTGTCCAAGTTGCTGCTGTAGCTAAAAAATCAGCAGGTGGTGGCGTAATCTATATTCGTGTTTCGGTAACCCAACGATTAACAGCAGGAACAGCTATTTCTGTATCACAGAACGGCACAGGCACAAGCATTACCAATACAGGTGTAACTTCTGCCGTAGCAGGCACAGGAATAAGCGTAAGCGGTGCAACTGGCGCAGTAACCATTACAAACATTGCCCCTGACCAAACCGTAGCGATTACAGCAGGTACAGGCATTAGCGTTAGTGGCACTTACCCAAGCTTTACTATTGCCAATAGCGGTGTAACTAGCTTAACTGGTACAGCAAGCCAAGTAACAGTTTCAGCATCAACTGGCGCAATTACTTTAAGCTTGCCCAGCACCATAAATGTAAACACAAGTGGCAATGCCGCAACGGTTACAAACGGAGTTTATACAACAGGAAGTTATGCCGACCCTACTTGGATAACTAGCCTTGCAGGTAGTAAAATCACTGGAACAATTGACGGTGGAACTTTTTAAGGAAAAATTATGGCCGTAACATTAAAGACTAAAAACAGCGTAGTTACTACTACTGTCCCATCAAGCTTGGCGCAGGGTGAACTTGCCGTCAATATTACAGACAAGAAGATTTGGGTAGGTAACGCTTCCACCACCCCAGTGCTAATTAGCGACTATTCAGGGTCAATTATTGGTGGTTCAAATACTCAAGTTCAATACAACAGTTCAGGTGCTTTTGCTGGTTCTGCTAACTTTACCTTTAACGGCACTACAGTAACTATTGCTAATGATGCTTCTATATCAGGTCTTACTGTTGGTAAGGGCGGTGGTGCTGTTGCTACTGGAACAGCTTTAGGCTATCAAGCGTTAAACTCAAATTCTAGCGGAACAGTTAATACGGCTGTAGGCTATCAGGCTGGTTACACAAACACAACCAATGCTTTAACTGCTGTCGGTTATCGTGCTGGTTATTTATACAATTCTGGTTCAGAAACAACTGGAAGTGTATTTGTTGGTTATTCTGCTGGTTCTGCTACTACAACAGGTCATGATAATTCTTTTGTTGGTGGAAGTGTAGCTACAGCAAATACAAGCGGTTCATACAATACTGCTTTAGGTAATTCTGCATTAGCAAGCAACACCACCGCCTCTAACAACACAGCAGTAGGTTATCAGGCTGGATATAGTAATACTACTGGGTATTCTCAAGCAATCTTTGGTTATCAAGCTGGTTATACAAACAGCACAGGTGTAGCAAATACTTTTATTGGTAATTCAGCAGGGTATTCAGCAACTGGTGGATATAACACTTTTATTGGTCAATCTGCTGGTGATTCAGTTTCTTCAGGAACTAAAAACACAATTCTTGGTCGCTATTCAGGCAACCAAGGTGGTCTAGACATCCGCACAGCAAATAACTACATTGTGCTGTCTGATGGTGATGGGAATCCTAGACAAGTAATTGACGGTAGCGGTAATGTAGGTATTGGTGGAACACCTGTAAGCCTTGCAAGCACAAAAATATTGACTGTTACAGACGCAACTGAAGCTAGGATTCAACTTCAAAATACAGCGTCAGGGTCAACATCTGCTGATGGTGTTTCTTTGGCTATTAATGGTACTGATTTTTATGTAAATAATAGAGAAAACGGCAACATTATTACTTATGTTAATGGTTCAGAGCGTATGCGTATTGACTCTAGTGGTAATTTGTTGGTTGGGACTACTTCAGTTTTAAATGGAAACACTAAATTAAGTGTCTATCAAAACGGGCCTTCTGTAAATTGTATCTGGGCTCAAAATGCAGCAACAAATGACGGAGCTACTAAAATTGTTGCAACAACTGGTCAGACAACAGCTTCGTCTGCACATTTTTTCTATGATGCTGGCTATAACTTCCCAACAAGTTTTACAAGGGCTTTTGCGGTTCGTGGTGATGGTGTAATTTTTGCATTAAATACAACAATTCAATCACTTTCTGACAAGCGTTTAAAAGAAAATATTGTTGATTCTCAAGATGGATTAAACATCATACAAGGGTTACGCCCTGTTCGTTTTGATTGGAAAAAAGAAACTGGAATAGAAAAAACAAATCAACTTGGCTTTATTGCCCAAGAAGTAGAGCAAGTGTTTCCTGAGGCAGTAGATAAATATTCAAATAACGAAGATAACACTATTGAATACAAATCGGTTGGTTCTGGGGCATTTATTCCTGTTTTAGTTAAAGCAATTCAAGAACTCAACGCTAAAGTAACTGCATTAGAAACACAGTTAGCAGCAAAAGGGTAATCCGCTTCCCTTTAAGCGGTATTTTAGGAGAATGTCATGGGACAAGATAAAAAGACCCCCATTACTATCAACGAAGTAGATTACTTTTTTGAAGATTTAACCAAAGAACAGCAAACGCTGTTTAATCATTGCGTTGACCTTGACCGCAAGTTAAGTTCAGCCCAATTTAACCTTGACCAGCTTGCCGTTGGCAAGGAAGCTTTTATTAAGCGTTTAGAAGAATCACTGGCTAAAGTGGAAGTAGTACAGTAATGACCACTGGGTTTCAACCGAATGGCTTTCAAAGTAATGCCTTTCAGGTTGACCCCATTACGGGGTACATTCTTACCACTGATAACAACGACACCGCCCTATTTAACGGGGCGGTAGTCCAACCTTCAGGGTACATAGATACTACCGACAGCAACGATACCTGTAATATCCAAGGCACAGTGGGTGAAGGCCCACAAATGGATATGCACGACGGTTTTACGCCTGAAGAAATCCGCAGAGCAAAACGCCTTGATGCCAAGATCGCCGAGCGTCAACGCAAACTGATCGAAGCACAAAAATTACAGAACCAACAGCGCAAGCAAGCGATCAGAGATTTAGTTGATCCACGCCCTGTTGCAAAAGTTAAGAAAACTAAAGTAGAATCTGCACAAGAGGTTAAAGCTGATATACCGTTAGCTGAAACAGAAGAGTTGCAACGGTCTATACGCTACCTTGAAAACCAAAGGAACAATCTCCTTCAGGCGGTGGCCTATAGAAATGAGATGGCTAGAATTCAAGCCCATCTTGCGATACTGGAAGCCAAGCGTCTAGAGGATTTAGACGAAGAGGAATCCGTATTAGCACTCCTACTATAAGTGCCAGCGCACAGTACAAACTAGCCTACGATCACTTGCACGCAGGGCGTTATGAGCAGGGTTTTCGCCTTTTTGAATATAGATGGCATCCTGAGATCATCGCCCAGCAAACGCAAGGCTATGGCCCATCCTTGGATCTTCCTGTTTGGCGTGGTGAGTCTTTGCTTGGCAAGTCCATCACCGTTCAAATGGAGCAAGGTTTTGGTGATATTTTGCAATTTGCCCGTTTTTTGCCTGCTTTAAAGGCTATGGGCGCAAAAAAGGTCGTTGTTTTGCAAGAAGGCACATTACACCACCTTTTGGGGCAAATCGAAGCGGTTGACGTCTTTACAAACGATTTAAGAAGCGGTGCTGCACTGGAATCGGATTATTGGATAGGATCGCTTTCTTTGCCTTATTACATAAGCTTGGCACATCCCCTTGTAAAAGCCATGTTTCCCGTCACAAAGGCGAAAATCGTCGGTTCTGAGGGCTATTTACACGCCCAGCCGTCCAATATTCCTCCAAAAATCGGGGTAAATTGGGAAGCTTCCAAACAAGTCCTGTATTACATCAAATCTATCGACATGAGGGAGATGGAAAAGCTTACAGGATCAGATTGTTATAGCCTAAATCCCAAAACTGAGGGCATTTTTAGCCCTTTACCCGATGATGGCTGGAAAACCAACTGGGTCAAAACAGCGAGCCACATGAAGGCTTGTAAGGGGATTGTGACCGTAGATACGGGGACAGCCCATCTTGCTGGGGCTTTGGGCGTGAAAACCATCGTTTTATTGCCAAAAGAGGAGTTTGTCTGTTGGCGTTGGAAGAATGGTCGCTGGTATGACTCTGTCATCGCCCTGCGTCCTGATGAATATCACAAAGTGCCTGATTTGATAAGGAGGATGTAATGGCATTGGTCAAAATTACGGTTACTTGCCCACATTGCAAGGTAGATCACGAGGAATGGGATCACAGTCAAATGGACGATCGTGAGAAATATCTTGCCTACTGGCATTTGCCTTTTGATGGGCCTGAAGCCGAGGAAGCTTGGAAACAAAAGCTGGAAATGAAGCCACGGGAGGCTCCGATGGTGCAATCAGACATTGGCGGCTATATCAGCCAAGTGGACGGATCATGGATTGACAGCCGTTCTAAGCACAGAAATCACCTTAAACAGCATGGAATGATTGAGCTGGGCAACGATTACATGAAATCCAACAAACCCATAGAATTAAGCCGCAAAGACAACGAATCTCGCAAACGAGTTCTTGCCGAAGTAGCTGACGCTAAACTTAGATAAGGAGCAGTAAACATGGCAGACAACATCAGAGATGCGCTTGAAGCGGCAATGGATGCGGCAGAAGAGGGCACATTAGAAACCCCAGTCGAAAAGGAGATCGAAGTAAATGAAGATTCAATCCAAGCCGAAAGCCAAGACAACGCCAGCGAAGAAGACAACACGCCAAGCCGTGACGAAAAAGGTCGCTTCAAAGGTAAGTCCGAAGAAGCCAGTAGCCAAGACCATCAAGTTGAAGAACCTGAACTGGTGGCAGAAACTACTGCTCAAACTCAAGAGCCTGATGTAGAGCCTACTCGCCCAACCACATGGAAAAAAGAGTATGTGGAAGTATGGGAAAAAATGAAAGGCGGACAGCCTTTAAGTCGTGAGGACTTTAACAAGTTTGCCGAATATGCCAACCAGCGTGAAGCTGAATATAAGCGTGGTGTATCTGCCTACAAAGCTGAAGCTGACAATGCTCGTGTTTTGACGGAAGCCATCGGGCCATTCGTTCCCGAATTGCAATCGCAAGGCATTCATCCAGCCGCATGGATTAACAATCTTGGTCGGGCGCACATGATTTTGTCAAAAGCCCCTTATGATCAAAAGGTGCAGATGTTCCATAGACTGGCGGCAGATTATGGAATACAATTAAATCATGACAGTTTACAGATGCCTGAACAGGTGGCTGTAGACCCGTATCAACAACAGCTGATGCAACAACTGCAAATGACACAACAGCAGGTGCAACAGTTAGCGGCGATACGTGAGCAAGAAGAGCAACAACGGTTGACCAATGAAATCAACCGAGTAGCACAAAATGTGGAGAAGTTTCCGCACTTTGAATTGGTTAGGGAGGATATGGCTCAATTACTTGAGCGAGGTTTAGCCCCAGACCTTGAAACGGCTTACGCCAAAGCTGTGCGTATGAACGATGAAGCTTACAGGCTTGAACAGGAAAGACTCCTGAAATCAGCTAGTACCCAAGCATCTAAAGCGCAGGAAGTAGCAAGAGCCAAAGCGACCGCAGTTAGCCCACGTTCCGTAACACCTAGCGGAGCAGTAGCCAAGACGGACGCAAAGGATAGACGTTCTTTGTTAGCTCAACAATTGGGCGAAGCCGAGAGCGGACGGGTTTAAATTAACTTAAAAGGATAACATCATGGCATTTGCTAACTCAGCAATCACCGATATTATCGCTACCACCATTCAAAGTCGTAGCGGCGTATTGGCAGACAACTTAACACAAAACAATGCAATTCTTCAGCGTTTGAACTCTAAAGGTAACGTTCGCCCATTCTCAGGCGGTAATGTGATCTTAGAGGAGATCTTTTACAATGATCCAAACACTAATAATGCAAACAGCTACTCTGGCTACGAAGTTTTAAATATCACTCCTGACAGCCCTATTTCTGCGGCTCAGTTCAGCATTACTCAGTATGCTGACTCCGTAACAATGAGCGGTCTCGAAATGTTGCAAAACAGCTCTAAAGAAGCAATCATCGACTTGTTAGACGGTCGTATGCAAGTTTCTGAAGCTCGTTTGCTTAACCGCATTTCAGGCGACATTTATGGTGATGGCACTGGTAACGGTGGTAAAAACATCACTGGTCTAGCCGCAGCTGTTCCTGTTTCAAACACAACTGGCACATACGGTGGTATTAATCGTGCAAACTGGGCGTTTTGGCAAAACCAAAGCTCTACAGGTGCAGATTCTTCCACAGTAATCCAAGCCGCTATGACTGCCGCCGCTATCAAATCTGTTCGTGGCACAGACAAAGTTGACTTGATTGTTGCTGGTAACACTTTGTATCAACGTTATGTAGCTTCTTTGCAAGCTATTCAGCGTATTACTTCCGAAGAGTCAGGCGCAGCTGGTTTCGCAAGCTTGAAGTTCTACGGTGGCGGTATGTCTGCTGACGTTGTATTGGGCGGTGGTTATGGTTCACAAGAGAATGCACTTTATATGTATTTCTTGAACACTAACTACATCTTCTTACGTCCACACAAAGAGCGTAACTTTGTACCTATCGGTGGTGAGCGTCAGTCTATTAACCAAGATGCGATTGTTAAGTTGTATGGCTGGGCAGGTAATTTAACTTGCTCAAACAGCTTCTTGCAAGGCGTATTGACTGGTACAGCTTAATTAACCGATCATTAAAAGGAAACAATCATGGCATATTCAGTAACTCCACTTAGTGGAATTGATTTGGTTAACGTAACCAATACCAACCCTAACTCTGCTGGCACTTCAGTTCCAACTTTTGGCCCATTGGGTACAGAAGTATTTGGTTCTGACGGCAAGCGTTATGTTTTCGCACAAGCTGGTGCCGCTATCGGCGCATCTACAGCAACCTGCGTAATCAACGCTTCCACATTCCAAGTAACTTTGGGTGCTGGTACATACGTTTCAGGTGCTTCTATGGCGTCTGGTGACTATGGCTGGTTTGCAGGAACTGGCGTTTAATCGCTTTTTGTAGTAAAAACGAGGGGTTACCTTAACGGGTAGCCCCTTTTGTCTTTTAACAACCTAATACCTTAGGAGAATTAAAAATGGCTTTACCAAGCGATGAGCAAAACGCAGACAGCCGTCTGCAAGTAAGATTTTACAAACGTGCTGTTCAACAAGAACAGGAAACCCTTGAAGCTGGACGCCCAATTTACAAAGAATTTGACTTTGTGCATATTTGCGTGGCTGGTGACTCCCTGACAGAAATCGACACTTATGCCACAAATGAGCATAAGAAACGCTTTCCTATCCACTGGGCGCAATATCAAAATCGTGTAGGGGCTGATGATCCGCAAGTGGTTGGAACTCCTTTGTCGGAATGGCCTATTGTCAGCAAATCCCAAGCGGAAGAGTTGCGTGGCTTGAAATTCCACACTATTGAGTCGGTTGCCAACGCTTCCGACCAACAATTGCAACGCATCGGAATGGCAGCAGGAATGTCACCGTATGCGTTTAGAGATAAGGCTATTGCCTTCTTGAACCGTGCCAACGAAAACGCAGAAGCGGACAAACGTGATTCTGAACTTGCAAAGCTTAAAGAAGAGATTGCAAAACGTGACGAAGAACTTGCCAAAAAAGAACTGGAATCAGTTAAAATGAAGGCAGAAACAGATGCGAAGCTGGCTCAAATGCAAGAGCAAATGGCCGCTGTACTTGCCGCTGTTGGTGAAAAGAAAACCCGTAAGCCTAAGACGGAAGCCACAGAGGAAGCCTAATTATGTCAGCCACCATGCTCCAATTAGTCCAGCAAGTAGCCGCTGAACTAAACCTTGCAGTTCCAAGCTATGTTGTAGGTAATACAAGTCAGGACGTTCAACAAATCCTCGCCTTGATGAACCGTGCTGGATATGACTTGGTAAAAGAGCATGACTGGCAGGCTTTAGAGCTTGAGTACCGTTTTTACACCACAGCCATTACAACTACCTGCGATACCATTAATGGGTCTTTTGACCTTTTAAACGTAGGTAACGTGACTGGCTTGGACAGCAATTATTCAGTAGTAGGCACAAACGTCCCACAGGATACTTATGTTTCAAGCGTTACAGGATCAACAGTAACCGTTACGCAGATGGCATCAGCCTCAAGTATTGGCGGCACTGTAACCTTTAGTAAGACCAAATACGCACTACCGCCTGATTTTGAAACAATTACGGATAATACCCACTGGGACAAAACGAAACATTGGCAAATGTTGGGGCCAGAGGACGCCCAGCAATGGCAATGGCTTAAATCAGGATATATCTCAACTGGCCCACGTATTCGCTGGCGTATTCTTGGAAATAAGTTCCAAATATGGCCTCCCTACAATACCCAAGAATATTTAGGCTTTGAATATCGCTCAAAAGGCTGGGCTAGAAGTGCCACAGGAGAGGTTAAAAACAGCTTCACGGCTGACAGCGACACCACCGTTCTTGATGACGCTGTGATCGCATTATTAACTAAGCTCAAATACTTCCAAATCAAGTCTTTTGACACTACATCCTTACAGCAGGATTACACACGCTATTTAAACGTGGCAAAAGCGAACGACAAAGGCTCTGCAACCCTGTCATTTGCCCCATACCCAAGCAAAGTGCTTATTGGCTACGCTAATATTCCAGACACTGGCTATGGTAGCTAATCATGCCAGTAGCTAAACGGTTCTCGGCAACAACAACGTCCGTTCCAGCCCCTATTGGCGGTTGGAATGCCCGTGATTCGCAAGCGGCAATGAATCCGCTAGATGCGGTTCAGCTTGTTAACTGGTTTCCAACGCCAACAGATGTGACTATGCGTAAAGGTTGGACTCAGGTTAGCTTGCTGACAAGTCCTGATGCCGCCGTAGCGATCAGCACAATCACCCACAATGGCGCAACCGCAACATTGACCACATCGTCCGCTCATGGATTGGCAACAGACGATCAGGTTGCTATTTCAGGTTGCACACCTAGTGATTACAACGGCGTTTATACGATTACCGTTGTAAATAGCACAACTTTTACATATTTGATGTCAACTGCGCCAGCAAGTGACGCAACTGTTATTGGAAGTTATGAAGTAGGAATAACAACGCCAGTTAACACGTTAATGAATTACACTGAAATCGGCACTTATAAGCTATTTGCCGCCGCTGGTGACACTATTTACGAATCTAAAGCTAACCCAGCCGTACCTGTATTTACTGGCATTCAAAGCGATAAGCTTCAGCACGTCAATATGACAAACACAGCAAATCATTATTTGATTGCTTGCAATGGTGTTGACCCAGTAATGATTTATGACGGCACACAATGGTTTTACGTGGCAACAACAACAACTGCTCAAACAATCAGCACAATTACGCACGTCGGGGCTGTTGCAACGCTTACAACGGCTTCAGCCCATGGTCTTGTTGATGGCAACCGAGTAACGATTACTGGCGCAAGTCCTGCTGAATACAACGGCACTTATGTTATTGACGTCACAGGCTCCAATACTTTTAAATACACAATGGCTGCAACGCCTGCCACTGATGCAACAACCGTGGGCGCATATACAACCATTGGTATTACAGGCATTAACAGCAACAAATTTATTAATGTAAACCTGTTTAAAAACCGTTTGTATTTCACCGAAAAAGATAGCCTAAACGCTTGGTATTTGCCAATTGACGCCATTGGTGGTGCGGCATCACCTTTGTATTTTGGGGGAATTGCCCGTAATGCTGGATATTTGCAAGCAATGGGCACTTGGACGCTAGATGCTGGTCAAGGTGCAGACGATTACGCTGTATTTGTGACCAGTATGGGCGAGGTTTTGGTCTATAACGGCACAGACCCCGATCAGACAGATATGTGGGCACTTAAAGGCGTATGGCAATTAGGTCAAACATTTAGTCGCAGATGCTTTTTTAAGTGGTCAGGCGATCTTTTGCTTTTAACGCAAGATGGTCTTGTGCCTTTGACTTCTGCGTTGCAGTCTAGCCGTTTAGACCCACGGGTAAACCTGACAGACAAGATTTATTACGCTGTTTCTCAAGCGGCAACGTTGTATTACGCCAATTTTGGCTGGCAAATTAACTACTTTGCCTCTGAAAATATGCTAATTTTATCCATTCCGACAAGCGTTGGCATGGAGCAGTTTGTTATGCATACCATTACAAAGTCTTGGGCACGTTTTACTGGCATTGAAGCCCATTGCTGGGAAGTGTCAGGCGATAACGATATGCACTTTGGTGGCGATGGCGTAGTAGGCACTTTCTACACTAGCCTTTCTGATAATGGCAAAAACATCGCCGCAACAGCACAACAGGCTTATTCATACTTTGACAGCGCAGGCCAGCTTAAGCGTTTTATGATGGTTCGCCCAATCTTGCAATCAACAGGCGGTGTTCCCAGCGTTCTTTGCGGTTTGTCTGTTGACTTTGACACTCAAAGCCAGCTTGGACAAGTTTCATTTAACCCAAGCACCCTTACCGATGGCGTTTGGGATGCTTCAAGATGGGATAACGCAAACTGGTCAGGCGGTTTGATTACAACAAAGGTTTGGCAGGGCGTGACAGGACTTGGTTTTGCTGGTTCAATTAACTTAAACGTAGCAAGCCGTAATATAGAATTGCACTGGGCATCAACGGATTATGTAATGGAGAAAGGCGGAGTTCTGTAAGTGCGAAAAGTTACAACTGAAAATCAACCGCATTTACGGGCTTGGCTTGGCAACATTTTAGGCGTTAAGTTTGATGACAATACGATGTGTATTGGGCAGGAAATAGACGGGGAACTTGCAGCAGTTGTGGCTTATACAAATTTTCAGGATAAGTCCTGTTGTATGCATACTGCCGCTTTAGTTCCTAATTGGATTAGCAAGGATTTATTGTGGGCGTGTTTCGATTACCCCTTTAATAAACTGGGTGTTAAGGTTATACTAGCGACAGTAGCTTCAACTAACGAAGAAGCTTTGAAGTTAGACCGACACCTTGGTTTTATTGATAAGGCTTATATTGAAGATGCCCATGTAGATGGGGATTTAGTGATATTAGCAATGAGGCGTGAAAACTGTCGATGGCTCGACATAAACGCCCCAATAAAAGGAGCATGATATGGGTGGCGGTGGCGGTTTATTAAGTCCAGTAACAAATTTGCTATTTGGTTCGCCTCCAAGCGCACCTCCTGCGCCAAACTATACTGCGGCGGCACAAGCTACGGCTTCAGGCAACCTTGATGCGGCACGTCAAGCAACTGCGGCAAATCGTGTAAATCAGGTAACTCCTTACGGCAACCTTACCTACGCAATCACTGGCTCTGATCCATACGGCAATCCTACTTGGACGGCAACTCAATCATTAAGCCCTGATCAGCAAGCTTTATACAACATGGACATTGCTACAAGCAAAGGCTTGGGCAATTTGCAACAAACTGGCTTGAATTATGTACAAAACATGATGGCTAACCCGTTTAGTACGGCTAGTTTGCCTGCTTTGCAAAGTTCTGCTGGAATGCCACAAATGCAACAATTGACTGGTCAAGCTAATTTGCAAACTGTAGGTCAAGGCCCTAAAATGTTTGGTGTAAATCAAGCGGCACAAGCACAAGGCATAGGAAGCGCACCACAGCTACAAACTGGTTTACAAGACCAAGGCATGGCAGGCTGGGACAGAGCAAGCAATTTGTTGATGCAACGTCTACAGCCGCAAATGGATATTCAGCAACGCAACTTGGATGCTAAATTAGCTAATCAAGGTATTGCCGCTGGAACTGAGGCTTACAACCGTGCCAAGGCTTCTCTTGGTATGCAACAAAACGATCTGCTTACACAAGCCCAGCTACAAGCACAAGGAATTGGTCAAAACTTGTTTAATCAAGCGTTGCAAGGCGGTCAGTTTACTAATGCTGCTCTTACACAAGGCAATCAAAATCAACTTGCTAATATGCAATTAGCTAACCAAGCGGCGCAACAAAATTACAGCAATTTGTTGGCTGGACAAGGATTTAACAACCAAGCTGCACAACAGCAATATGCTAACCAATTGGCAGCGCAAGCGGCTAATAACCCAGCATTGCAGCAAATGTACACAAACCAGCAGGCGCAACAGCAAGCTAACAACGCTATTGCCCAGCAACAGTGGGCTAACCAGTTAGCAAACGCTAACTTAGCTAACCAAGCCCGTCAACAAGGCTTTGGTGAACTGTCTTATATGCGTAATGAACCGCTTAATACCCTTAATGCGGTGCGTTCAGGCTCACAAGTTCAAGGCGCACAGTTTGTTAACCCTGCAATGCAGGCAACAACCACTGGCCCTGATTACTTAAGTGCCGCTCAAGCAACAGGTCAATATAACCTTGGCTCATACAACGCACAACAGGCGGCACAGGCAAGCGCAAATCAAGGTTTATTGGGATTGGGCGGAACATTAGGTGCGGCGGCTATGTTGGCTCCTGTTGGCACATTCTCTGATATTCGTGCCAAGGAAAACATTGTCAAAGTTGGAATCCTTGAGAATGGCTTGCCAGTCTACGTTTACAACTATAAACCTGAATTTAGGGACGATCCTCATGCTGGTCATGGCACATTTATGGGTGTTATGGCGCATGAAGTCGAAGCTGTTAAACCTGAAGCCGTTATTACACGTCCTGATGGCTACAAAATGGTGGATTACGCACAGCTATGAGTATCAAAGACGATTTAATCAAATACTTCAGCCAGTTCACCGATTCTTCAGGTGGCTATGGAATCAACCCACAGCAAACTGTTGCTAAATTTGGGGAACTAAACCCAGTTATGCCGCCACAAGGCACGGCTGGATTTAATCAGTTAAATACCATGCAAAACGCTATGTCTAATCCTATTGACGCTCAAAAAGCGTTAGATATGGTTAAGCAAAATGCTGGTGCTTCAGATATGGCTAAACAGCTTGTATCTAAAGCTATGGGTTCTTTAGGCGGTGGTGGCAGACAAATGGCACAACCAGAGCTAAAAATGATTAATGCTCAACAGGCTTTTGCACAACTGCCTGATGCAACACAACCTCAACAAATTCAAGAATTTAAGCCTGAGCAAATGGCTATGATGTTAAGGAGAAGACATGGCGGCTATTGATTACGGTAGTTATCTGCCACCCGAACTGGAACTGCAAAAACAGCAGTTAAATCGTCAGCAAGAGATGGCGAAAGCTTTGCTTGCTCAAGGTCAGCAAATGAACATGGGGCCAGCAGGTCAAATGGTCAGCGGTCAGTATGTTGCAAACAGCCCTTGGCAAATGCTTCAAGGCCCAGTTAATCAATTGGTTGGCGCATGGCTTGGATCAAAAGGCGATGAAGCCGCCACAAAGCTTGCCACTGCTTTGCGTGAGCGTGAAATGGCTGACATTCAAAAATACACTGATATGTATAGAGGCACAGAAGCCATTCCTGAAGTTCGCACTGAACTTGCTGGGCCATATACAGCTGAATTTGCAAAACCTGAAGCTGTCGTTCCTGCAAAAGCGGCTGTTGCGGCAAATCCTGAAGCGGCTAATATTTTTGCGGCAAGCTCTTATTCTCCAATATTGCGTCAAATGGGTCTTAAAAAGCTTACTGAAGGCCCTAAATGGGAAAAAGCAGAGATGCCATTGCCTGATGGAAGCATCAGAACTGGTTGGGTCAATTACAACTCGCCTGATCCTAAAGCGACCTTTGTTGAAGGTGGCACAAAGCCTGCATACAACGCTTTGGAAGCGGCTAAATTTACATACGAAACTGGTATGGCTCCTCCAAGTGGCGCACCACGCTCTTATGTGCAAAACCCACCGATTGTTGGTGGCACAGCTTCCGTAGGTGGCGCACCTTATGTTGGCGGTGTTGCCCCTACTGGTGGCGCACCAGCTATGCCATCCGTTGGCGGTATGCGTCCTACTGGAATGTCTCCTGCCGCCGCTAATGCTGCAAGTAAAGAGATCTATGTAGATAAAGCCAAGCGTCTAGCTGAATATGCAGAGCAAGCTCCTGCCGCTATTGAAGCTATGAACCAAACTATTCAAAACATTAACGGTTTGATTGGTGACGCACAAGTTGTTAAAAATCCTAAAACTGGCAAAGAAGAGATCAAATACGGTCAAATTGAACCACACGCTGGATTTAAGAGTGCTGTTGGCGCACCTACGTTATCCAGTGGTTTTGGTATTGCTGGTTACCTGCCTGCAACAGATACGACAAACTTTAAAGAGCGTCTTGAGCAGATTAAAGGTCAAACATTCTTGCAAGCTTTTAACACTCTTAAAGGTGCTGGTCAAATTACTGAGCAAGAAGGCACAAAAGCTACAGCGGCTCTTAACCGTATGAGCAAATCTCAATCTGAGGTTGAATTTGTCAAAGCGGCTCGTGAGTTTGAAGAGAATATTCAAAAAGGCATGGAAATGGCTCGTAAACGGGCTGGTATGCCTGCTGGAAATACAGGCTGGAGACTTAAATAATGGCTGAAAAAGAATATACAGTTGTTGCCCCCGATGGCAAAGAGATCACTTTAATTGGCCCTGTTGGGGCAAGCCAAGATGAGATCATTGCACAAGCACAGCGATTGTATAAAGAGCCAAAATCAACACCAGCGGTTGCACCTGTCGAGCAAACTTATGCTCCTAAACCCGTAGAAAACCCAGTATGGGAGTCTACAGGCGGTGGTGCGGCTATGGGTCGCCCAAGACAAGTCGATAGAACCAACGTATTGCCCGAACCACGCCCTTTAGAGTCAGCTTTGGCTGGAGTTACCAAAGGTGCGGTAATAAACCCCGTGTTGGGCGTCACACAGCTTGCCACAGGCGGTCGTGTTGGCGGTGAAGCGGCACAAAGATACGCACAAGAGGCTGAACCTTACAAAAAGGTAGCTCCTGAGGCATTTATGGTTGGGGAGATCGCTGGATCAGTATTGCCTGCCAGCCGCATAGGAGGGGCTATAGGGCAGATTCCATCGTTTGCCCGAATGATGCCCCAAGCGACCCAAGTTGTGGGCAACGTAGCCCCAAAATTGGCTCCTTTAGCGGCTCCTGTGGTGCAATCTGCTGGTTATGGGGCTGTTTCTAGCGTATTAACCCCTGAAGAATCGGGCGTAACTGGCAATGAATTGCTTGCAAATCGCCTGCGTAATATGGGGACAGATACCGCTATTTCTGCCGCAATCCCGTTTGTAGCCCCTGCTGTTAAAGAAACCAGCAAATTAGGTGGCAAATTATTGGCAGAATTGCTTGGTCAAACCACTGGAACAGGCGGTCAATCTGTTGGTCAAGCCGCCCGTGCAGGTGTTGAGCGTAATCCACAATTTATTGAAAATCTGCGTGGCGATGTATCAGCTAAAGACGTTCTTGAAGCCGCACAAGGTGGAATGCAAAGCTTGGCTCAAAAACGCAATGAAGCTTATCAAAAAGGCTTTGCCACAACCAAGGCAAATCAGGTCTTTTTGGATTTTGCGCCGATCGAGGATAAATTTAAGACCGTTGTTGATAACTTAAATGTTAAAGGCGTGGGTGGTGTTCAGGCGTCTAAAGTTGGCCCTGAAACCATGAAAGACGTAAATCAGATTCAGACTATTTTAAGCGAATGGAAGTCTAAGCCTGAATTGCACACAGCAGAAGGCTTGGATGCGTTAAAGCGTAGAGTTGACGACTTATATCGCAACGATATGACAAACGAAGCAAAAAGCGTTCTTACACAAACTCGTGGCGCAATCAAAAACACCATTGTTGCACAAGACAAAAATTATGCAAAAACGATGCGTGATTATGAAAAAGCACGTGAAGTTGAAAAAGAGATCGAAGATGCACTTGGCACTGGCAGACGTAAATCAACTGATGCTGCTATCCGCAAACTTCAGTCTTTGACACGCAATAACGCAAACACAAGCTATGGCTATCGTCAGGAATTGGCTGATCTTTTACGTCAAGAGACTGGCGTTGATCTGATGCCTGCATTGGCTGGTCAATCAATGAGCGCAGTATTCCCACGTGGCATTCAGAAGTTTGTGCCAACACTAACAGCAGGCGCAGGAGCGGCAAACCCAGCTTTATGGGCAACTTTGCCTTTGCAAAGCCCTCGCTTGGTTGGTGAAGCGGCTTATGGTGCTGGACGTGCTGTTGCGCCTTTTGTTGATCTTGCAAACTCAGTAAAATTGACTGATGAGCAACGCAAACTAGCACGATTGTTAGAAATTCAAGCGGCACAACAAGCCACAAGAGGAGCTTCAAATGAGTAGAAATGGATCGGGTACTTATAATCTGCCTGCTGGCAATCCAGTAGTCACAGGCACTTCGATTACCTCAAGCTGGGCTAATACCACCCTTTCAGACATTGCTTCAGCTTTGACTGGTTCTATTGCCGCCGATGGTCAAACTCCAATGACTGGCAATTTAAACATGACCAACAACACCATCGAAAACGTTGCTGACGCCACAGCGATTGGTGATGCGGTTTCCCTTAACTTCTTGCAGACAGGCAGCTATATAGTTGACTGCGGCACTTTCTAAGGTGGAAGTTATGGCGTTCGAGATTGACCCAGTCAAATACGGGGTTTTATGGCAAAAAGTCGAGGACTATGAGAAAAAGTTTGACTCTATGGAAAAGAAGATAGATTCCATGGACGAGGACTTAAAGAAGCTGGTCACTATGGCTGAACGATCAAAAGGAAGCCTTTGGGCTTTGATGGGTGCGGCTGGTGTAATTGGCAGCATTATCAGCTTTTTAACAGACTTTATTTTTATCAAAAAATGAAACGCATGATGAAATCGAGAACTATGTGGTTCTCGTTTTTACTTGTAGTGTTTGGTGCGCTACTTGATAACTTTTCTCAGTTGCAATCGGTCATTGACCAAAAATATTATGGCGTTATTTTGGTTGTTATCGGTGTTATTGTGGCTATATTGCGTTTTATCACTTCTAATCCTATAAGATGATCTATTTAGTCTATCTCGTCCTCGTTCCAATCAGCCTGTTAATCACATTGGTTGCGGTTATTTTTGCGCCAATCATGCCTGTTTTTAAGGTCATGAAAGAATGGTGGTGCGATAACCATAGCTTTCGAGCCATAGGCCCAGTGCTTCCAAGCTGGCTTAATTGGTTCATGACACCTGACAATACTTTAGACGGTGATGCAACCTTTCAAAAGCTCAATGGCATCAGCTATTGGTCAAAAGTGAAGTGGCTTTGGCGTAATCCTGCGTATAGCTTTGCATTACGATATTTACACAACCCTTACTACACAAAGGTTTGGGGCGACAAAACTATCAAGGACAACGACAATGCGAAAGAAGGCTGGTGTTTGGTTCACGCTAACGGACTTTTTCAGTTCCGTCTTGTCAAGCGCATATTTTCTACTAATCGCTGTGTGTACGTTAATTTTGGTTGGAATGTTATTGGTCTTGTGGACGATAACGTTCCTGTTAAGCCTGATCCTTGGCAAGCTACGTTCGTATTTTCACCTCGTATAAGTGGGTTTAGATGAACATTTATGTTATTTATGCTATCACCGCCGTTATTCTTTTTGGGACTGGTTTTATTGGTGGTTGCCAACATCAGCAGTCATCACAAGAAAAAGTGATTCGTGCAAAAGAACACCAATATCAAGCCGATGCAGACAAAATAAGGACAGAAAAAGATGCTCAAATTAAAGCTATTAACGATCAGCTTGTCGATGCTATTAGTCAGTTGCGTAAACGCCCCAGTCGTTCCGAACAAGCCAGCAATGGACAAAGTTGCAACGGAGCCAGCCTTTATGCCGAGGATGCAGAATTTCTTATCAGGGAAGCTTCCCGAGCAGACCAAATAAGGGTCGCCTTGCAAGCCTGTTATCAACAATATGAGGCAATTAAATGACGCCTGAACAAGCTCAAAAATTAGGAATTGGCGAACAATGGGTTGATCCGCTTAATGAAACCTTTGCCAAATATGACATTAGCACCCCTAAACGCCAAGCGGCATTCATTGGTCAATGTATGCACGAATCAGGCGGCTTTAAGTTTTTAAAAGAAAACCTAAACTATTCTGCCAAAGCTTTGATGGCAACATGGCCTTCACGCTTTCCTGATATTGATACCGCAGAAAAATACGAACACCAGCCTGAAAAGATCGCTGGCAAAGTTTACGTTGGGCGCATGGGCAACCAAACAGAAGAAGATGCCAAAAAATACATCGGTCGTGGTTTAATCCAGTTAACAGGAAAGGAAAACTATGCAAACTGCGGACTTGGTCTTGGTGTGGATTTGCTTGGGAATCCTGATTGGCTGGCTACTCCTAAATATGCGGCTTTAAGCGCAGGCTGGTACTGGAACAAGCGTGGATTAAACGCACTGGCAGACATTGGCGATATTGACGGAATGACCAAAAAAATCAATGGAGGCAGCATAGGCATCGCCGATCGCAAAGCGAAAATTGAGATGGTTTCAAAATATCTCACGTAGATCTACAAACTTCCACAGATTTTTTGGGACGTCATAAAAATACTCGTCCCTTGCAACCTCAAAGTTTGGAACCTCAATTAAAGGACATTCTTTGATTTTGCTGGCTCTAATCCAGTAAGCGTGGGTTAAATCTTTGGTAACCACATACATGGTTGTGCGTTCGTGAGCAAATAATTTTTCTTTACGCTGGGCAATGTGAATGGTGTTATATGGACAAAAGTTCATTCCCCAGTCACGCACTTCTACTTCAGCATAGCCAATTTCTTTACCATCTTTGCTCAATACAAGGTCTACAGCATATTTGTCAGGGTTGGGCGTGGCATCCACATACCATAGGTTTTTAAGCCAAGTGGCGACTGCTTCACGGGCTGGTGGATCATAAGTGTCATGCAACCGTTGGTCAAAGGCTTTGTATTTCATGAGTAAATAATCGCTAAAACGATCGCTATGGCAACAATCCAGCAATAAGCTATATTTGCCAGTTTTTCTCTTTGTGCGGCTTTGTTGACCCCTAAAAACCAGCCCTGTATGGCAATCATGTCGCTATCTTGCTCGACATATTTAGGTGGCTCGTAATATAAGCCAATTTTGACCTTACCTGTATCGTATGGCGTTCTCATTAAAATCCCCAAGCAAACATTGCGCCAAAAATAATCCCCATGATGATTACGCCGATCCATTCTAATATTTGTTTCATTTTGTTTTCCTTTGTTGGGTGGCAGGTCAAAGTCTTTTTAGTCTTATCTTCCTATAGACATCGAGCTGAATAGTGTCAATGACCTGCCGTAAGCTTATCTTGCGGTGACTTTTAAAGTAATCACTGCGGTTGTTTTGGTGTGTTTTGCGATCAAATCTGCTGGAATATTGGCCTCTGCAAAAACCGCCTTGTTATCCACTGTTTTGCGCTGGGATAAGGTAACGCAGGCTTTGTATAGGTTGCCCTCAATGCTGCCTTCGTTTTGCTTTAGCTTTGATTTGATGGCTTCTGCTTGTGCCTCAAGGTCGGCGATCTGTGCCAACAACATACCAAGCTGATCAACTTCTGTGATTTGGATGTCTAAAACTTGCATTTGATTCTCCTTTATCTATCTCACTGCCCGATGCAGTAATGACAGAATAATTAAGTAATCTTAACTAATCAAGCTTTATTTATAGGGACATACCCTTAGTTTTGCAATAAAACAACAGGGCTGTATTTGGCAGTTGCTACAAATGGGGCAGAAAGCCGCAAAATTCCCCAATTACTGCATCCTACAATGGCGGCTTAACGCCCTAATTGGTTGGGTGACAGTCCCGTGAAGGAGCTTAGATTTTGTCTAAAACCGCCACCCATGGCTAATTATATGCCGTTCTTTATCTGATAAACACGCAACAAATGCTGAAAGCAATCCCAGCCCTTTTGGAGCGCAGATTCCTCAACTTCTATCAATTTCACTTGATTAGTGACCCCATTTACGAACACAATCGCCGCTCTTGCGCTGGGGATTCCAAGCCCCTCTCGGTAGGCTGCCAGTTGCATCTCATGCTCGAAATAAACGTCCACCTTATCAAGGCTGGTGTCTTTGGTCTTAAAATCGACCACGATACCGCCAAAATCGTGCGTTCCCTTTGCCATCAGGTCGCACTTGCCACCATACCCCAAGTGATGCCCAAAAGACCGCTCAGAGATCCACAGTTGCGATCCAAAGTGATCTTTTAAGGCTTGGTCTATCACATCCAAATACGGTGGCTTTTCAGGCATATAAACCTGCTCAAAATACCCCTGAATAATGGCGTGAATAGCGGTTCCTCGTTCGGCGGCTTCCCTGCCAGTTGCCTTGGAGTCCTGCATTACCCGAGATAACCACTCGGATTCAGGTTCGTCAGGCAAACGTGGAAGAGTAAGTGCCGCTAGGAGGACTTGTTGCTGTTTCCATGTATCAAGGCCTGCTTTTGATAGCAAGTTGATAATTGTCGTAACACTTGGCAAAAGTCCAAGTTTGCGTGCGTCCCTGAGCGTTGTGTTGCGTTCCCCAGTTTTGCCAACGATCGTATAGGCTGGATTGCCGTCTTTTGTATACCAGTGTCCACTTTCTGCCACCTTTTCTTTAACTATCATTATTTATCCTCAGAACGGAATGTCGCTTAAATCATCATCAGGAGATGGGTTTGCTGCCTCTTCCGCATCTTTGGCTTTTTGACCACGCCACTCACTGCTTTCGGTGATCTTTTCCTTGTAATACTTTGGAAGCGCATCGTATTTCGCCTGATCAAACTCAGCCAACCAAAAATGCACTGGTGGGTTGATTCCATCAGGTTGATGGGCACGCAACGCACTAGGAACAGGGCTGATACCGCTGATATTGGCGTACTTGCCATCTTCGGTGTGCGTGATATTAACCATGCAGAACTTGCCAAGCAGTCCTTTTAAATCAAAGTTCTTGCGATCTTCGGGCGTCATCTTTTTATTGCTCCACGCCTCTAAATCTTTACGCAGGGTGGATTGATCGCCAAGGCTTACTGTGTATCGTTTGGAAACAATTAAAGGCTTGCCATCGTCAGTTTTAAGCGGTTGACCGTTATCGTCCTCGCCATGCAGTTCCCAAGTAAACACAACCTTGTGCATGATCTTGGTGTCACCGTTCCATACGGTTGCTTGATGGCCCAAGTCAATAATGGAATACAAGCGTGCCATGTGGTTGCCTGCTGGGGCGATCTTAAACTCTTTGCTGGTATCTGAAATAATCATTTTTTATCCTTTATTAATAAGTTCCTCACTACATTACGGCAGTAAGCCACGCCTGCTGTTGCCTCGGCATCGCTTGCTTGTAGTCTTGATACATCACCTAATGATTCGTTAAACACTTTTAATGCTCGTGCAATTAAATCATTTCGGTTATTGGCATTCACCCGATTTTCACTAACCTGACGTATAAATGCTTGTGCTATGTTAGGCAGTTCGTTAAAGTTTTGGTGAACTAAATTGCTGTATGTTGCTTTTATGTATTGCTGGTTATAGCCATCCAAAATCATGCAAACTGCTGCCGTTCTGACAGGTGCTGAAGATAAAACCTTGAGGTTTTTGCCACAGAACTCTATCAAGTTGTCATGAACTTCGCCCACGCCAGTGTTGTAGATTTCAAGGCATTGCTCTGCGCTGGTTATCGTGTCGCCACCATAAGCCAATCTTGCAAGCAATCGACATACTTCAGACGTTTTAACGTTTACGCCAGTTAAATCGGAAAGAGTGCGTTTAACGCCGTTATCCAAGACTTTGTAAGCATCGTCCCGAACATCGGTCACAACCAGCATTTCTACTGGAATATTGGCCTCAACAATCGCTTCAAGCCTGTGTTGACCGTCAAGTAACTTCCCTGACTTGGAAAACGCCACGCCTTGATGGGTTGGAATCCACTCACCACGTTTAATCATATTAGCTAGTCCTGACACCCACCAGCCACGTTTTTTGCGATTGTCAGTGTTATGCTGCAAAAACGACTCTGCAATCGAAGGGGTTACTATCATTATTTGAGGTTTCATTTGTGCGCTCCAAAGATTTCGCCATAATCACGAAATAACTCCATCAAAGTTTTGGATGGTCGTGCTTTTGGTTTTGCTGGTAACCCACAAGCGTATCGTAGTAGGTCTATTTGACGTTCTGTAAGAAAGATGCCTTCTTCTATATCGGCAAACGCTTCTTCAAGCTCTTTCTCCAGTTGGACTTGATCAGCCCATTGTTGCTCAGTTTCTATTTCACTCATAAGAGTCCTTTCTATTCACTGCACCATGCAGTAACCCCATATTAAGCTGGCTTAAATCATAAAGCAAGGGATATTTGTCAAAATGTTGTTATTTTGTTAAGATGGCTGAATTATGAATTCCAGCGCAATAATCAAGCTTTTAGGTGGCCCTACCCGTATATCGAAGATGGTTGGGGTATCGGTTCCTGCCGTCTCTATGTGGCAAAACGGCGATATTCCGCAGGATAAATTGATCATATTGGCGGCAACCTTGGAAAAGGAAAGCCACGGTCTTTTGACCCGAAAGTCGCTTTTTCCCAACACTTACCATCTTATTTGGCCTGAATTGCAAGATTCGTAGGATTTGATATACTGTCGGTAAGCAGAGTCGCATCTGTGGCAGTTAATTTCCGACATAGACCCTTTTGGGTTGCTTTGAGCGTTTAATAAATGCAGTCGGACATTTCTTAAGCGATGCGAACTTAGAGCAACCTAAAGGGGTTTTTCTATTTCTGCTTGGTCTTGATTGGTCGGGCTAAAAACAACAGCGATCAAGATACAAGTGCTACTGTGGGACAGTTGTTGCAACAGCACAAAGATCGGTGGCGAAGTTAGTGCCGATACAACGAAAGACTGACGGGTTCTGTGGCTCCGAAAAGCAAACAGTTGAAGGCAACCTAGGAAGGCTAGGTTCGTTCACCAAAAAGCAACAAAAAACTTATTATTAATAAAAGCTTGCATTGTTAAGATTCCTTAATATATACTGATTTCACTCAATACCGAGTGATATAGAAAAGGAATAGAAATGACAACCAAAAAAGCCCCAAAAACCAAGCCGCTTACCAAGCTTGAACAGGCAGAGCGCAAAGCTTCAAACTTTGAGTACGCTGTTTACGATACCTACAACAATTTTGACGAATTGTTTGCGCTTTTAAGGCTTTATCGGGACTATATTGAAAGCCCTGAATACAACAAATACACCGCAAAACAAGCGTTAAACGGCATATTTTCCAACGCCATCAATATGCAAACCAGCATGATGGATCAAGCTGGATTGGAGTGGTAATCATGAAAGAACTTCTAATTTTCCTAGCTGGCGCATCGGTTGGATTGTGGTTAAGTGACGCAAACGCTCAAACCTATGCGGTGCAAAACTCCCAAGGATATGTTCAGGGATATATCCAGCAAAACGGTCAAACCGTCAACGTTTTAACGCCCAACGGCAACACAGTGGGCCAGCCTTACACCGTATATCCCACACAAATCACTCAGCCAAGCGGTTATGCGATCGGAACACCGAGCTATAGTGTCCCACCAAGCCCACCATCACCACCATCTGTGAGGGTTTTGCAATGAATCCATATTTACAAAAAATATTGCATCAAATAACTGTCAGTATTCAAGCTGAATTTAAAAAACAAGATGACCGCATAAAAATGCTTGAAGAAGAATGCAAAGCATTACGGGAGCAATTAAATAATGAATAAACCAGTAGCGTGGATGTTTGAAAAAGATGGTGCATATATGTGCATTAAACATGACGATAAAGTTAATTATGATGGCGGTGTTCCACTCTATACCCATCCAGTAAAAGAACCAATGATGGTGCTAGACGGCAATCGTGTTTACCCAGTAGTAAAAGAACTAACGGATGAGGAAATAGAAGAAGTAATCAGAAAGCATTGGAATAGAGAATACAAAAACAGAAGTATGTTTGAATTTGCTAAAGCAATACTAAGAAAGGCACAAGAGAAATGAACGATTTTGGTCATGGAGTAGATGCAATGGGCGCAACTGTATTTATTGCGCTAATCATTATTGGCATACCAGTATTTTTTGGTCTGCTATTTAAGTTATTTGTTTCGTTTTTTGGTTTATAAGAAAGGCACAAGAGAAATGACACCATACGGAATTTCAAAAGACATACTAGATAAAGGTTATATGACGATGCTTTATCCGTCATTGTGGACAAAGTTAAAGTTTTATTTATTTGGCAAAAAAATTGTGGAATCGGCTGGTATGCACAGAGTAGTTTGGTATGTGTATAAAGACCAGTTATTCCTTACTGAAATGAAGCATAAGTTTCTTTAAGAAAGGCACAAGAGAAATGATGTTTAAGAATATATGCACTTGCGGTGGATATGCACATAGTATGAATGGTCGTGATGAAGCAAGACCACACATGGATTACTGCGAACAAAAAGATGAATACAACAAATGGTATGACTCTATTGGCAAAGAATTTTATGCAGAGTTAAGAAAGGCACAAGAGAAATGAAAACTGTTTATGAATTATTCATGCAAGGATTTATTAGCCAAGAAAATAAGCATGGATTTCCTGATGGATGGGCTAAAAAACAAGCAGAAGAAATGACTAGGGATGAGTTTTTGATGTCTTTAAGTGATGCTATTGAGTTGCGTTTAATGAAGTATGAAAGAAAGGCACAAGAGAAATGAAAAAACTAATTGCAAGATTAGCGACCACAACATCCCCAATATGGGTAGTTCCTTTTCTTATATCAGGAATCTTTTGGATTGCGGTAAATGATATGGAAAAGTTATTGTTTGGAAAGGCTAATGAGAAATAATGGCTGATATAACTATGTGCAGAGATGAGTCCTGTAAGAAGCGTGAAAGATGTTATCGGTTTACAGCAAGAGCAACACCTGAGTACCAATCTTACTTTGTAGATAGTCCCAGACAAAGTAAAGAGTGTAAATACTTTTCCGATAATGAAGATAAGACAAAAAGACTTAGAAAGAATTGTGAATAGAAAGGCTAGTGAGAAATGACCTTTGCTAAGTTTTATGCCTTATATCCTCGAAAACAGGGCAAACGTGCCGCAGAAAAGTCATGGCAAAGACTTACCATGCAAGAGCAACAAGATGCCTTTGATGCTTTGCCTAATCATTTGGAATATTGGAAGCTAAAGCAAACAGAAAAAGACTATATTCCGCACCCTGCCACTTGGTTAAACCAAGGTCGATGGGAGGACGAGCTTGATATGGAAGTCAAAAAGCTCAAAAAGCCCGAGTTGCCTTGGTATTCTACGGAAGAGTTAACGATCAAAAAAGCACAAGAGGTAGGGGTTCAGGCTTATGCAGGAGAGGGATGGCAACAATGGCGAGCAAGGATCAGCCAAAAGATCAAGCAACTGGAAGAACAAGCTTGATTACCTTGCTTGGTGGTATATCGGGGTTTCAAAGCGCAGAGGCTGGAACGAAGTGCTGCGTCTTATTAACCAATACCCTGATGATGCCGAAGAAGTTAAAAAGTTAATAAAAAAGAAACTAGGAAAATGAATGAGTTGGCTTTATTCGCAGGTGCTGGTGGAGGAATACTTGGGGGACATTTGCTTGGATGGCAAACAGTCTGTGCCGTTGAATGGGAACCTTACCCAGCAAGCGTATTGTGCGCAAGACAAAATGACGGACTTTTGCCGCCTTTCCCGATTTGGGATGACGTTCAAACCTTTGATGGACGACCTTGGAAAGGAATTGTTGACGTTGTATCTGGAGGATTTCCATGCCAAGACATTAGTGCTGCAGGAAAAGGTGCAGGAATCGACGGAGAACGATCAGGAATGTGGAAAGAAATGGCACGGATCATTTACGAAGTTAGACCCAAATACGCATTTGTGGAAAACTCACCAATACTCTCTCGTAGAGGACTTGGAGTCGTCCTTAGAGATTTGGCCACGATGGGGTTCGATGCGGAATGGGGAGTGTTGGGAGCGTCAGACATTGGAGCTAAACATCACCGACAGAGAATTTGGATTGTTGCCCGACAACGAGAAGTTTTTTCATACACCAACAACGGGAGCGGATGGTGGCAGCAACAGCAGGAAAGCGTTAAAGAAGCGCAAAGAAGCGATTTGGCCAACTCCAACAACTCCAACTGGGGGGGGGGAAATGCTGGAGGTTCAGGAGCGGCAAAAAATGCAGTCAAAAATGGGACTTACGTACCATCTTCAATCAACCCGAGCCTATACGAATGGTTGATGGGTTGGCCGCTAGAGTGGACAGACTTAAAGCCGTTGGAAACGGACAAGTTCCGCAAGTGGCAGCAATTGCATGGGAATTATTAACGGAGAGATTAAATGACAGAAAAAGAATATGATCCTCACGAGGCAATCAACTATATATTTACTCACAGCAAAGCATTTGCTCAAGCAAAGGGATCGCTGGCACAGCTTGAGGCTTTTAAAAGTTCGCTTAAAGCAATTATGATGAAAAAGTCCAACGAAACCAGCCTTGGTGGTCAAGAGCGTGAAGCCTATGCCAGCCAAGAGTATCAAGACCTTTGTAATGCCATCGGAGTCGCAACAGAGCAAGCTGAAGAACTAAAGTGGAAGCTGGAATCAGCTAAGATGCGTTTTCAGGCTTGGCAAACAGAGTCCGCAAACAACCGTCAAATTGAAAGATTAACTGTATGATGACCTTAAACGAAGAATATTTAATTTTAAAAACATTGATGCGTATGTTTGACGAAGCTTTAAAGAAAGGCGATCCAGTACTAATGCTTGAAATTAGCGTGGATATTGCCGAAAGTGCCGAGAAACTTGAACAGAAAGCTTGCGACTACGCCAATGGCCACTAAAGCGCAAAAAGATGAGTACAGAAGAATTGCTGAACTGGGATGCTCACTATGTCGGCATCAAGGCAATGAGGGAACACCAGCAGAGTTGCATCACATTAGACGAACTTCTAAGCGAAGTCTTGCCCCTGTTATCCCGTTATGCCCCTACCATCACCGAGGATCAAATACCAGTATTCACGGCATGGGACGGAAAAGATTTGAAAGGGAGTATGGCATCACTGAAGAGACCCTTCTTGCACAAACGCTATCATTACTAAATGCTGGTTCTTAATCTTCCTTTGCCGCCGTCCGTTAACTCTTATCGCACCATTTTTCGGGGCAGGATGGGTATAAGCAAAGCTGGGCGCATTTTTAAAGAACAAGTCAGCGATTACGTTGCGGAATACAACGTTCCAAAATTAGGCGACGCAAGGCTTGAAATGAAGGTCACGTTATATCCACGGGATCGGCGCAAGCAAGACATCGACAATCGTATAAAAGCCCTGTGGGACGCTTTAAGCGATGCAGGCGTCTTTGACGACGATAGTCAAATTGATGTTCTTTTTATACAAAGAGGAGAGATCAAAAAAGGCGGCGGTTGCCTTGTCATGATCGACATATTAGATGCTGAACACACACTATCATCGGTTTGAAAAGGCTTTATCGAAGGAATTTTGCGAATACGTCCTTAAATCCATAGATTGGTCGCAAGCCAAAACCGCCGAAATCAACCGTGGCGAAGATCACATTATCAAAGAGGAAACACGCACCAGTCGTATTGTTTGGCAGGATTTATTGACCCCGATTGGGTGCGTTCTTAAAAACTATTTGCTGCAAGGCAATTCAATATGGAATTATGACTTGTCTTATCTTGAGCAGGCTCAAATTGCTGAGTATGGAATCGGCGGTCATTATGACTGGCACATCGACTCAAAAGCACCTGTAAATAATATTCAACGCAAGCTTTCAATCAGCATTTTATTAAACGATGACTTTAAAGGCGGAGAGCTTGAATTTGATTTCCAACGGGGAGATAATGTATTAAAATCACAGGGAGATATAGTGGTTTTTCCATCATTTTTGCACCACAGAGTTAATCCTGTGACCGATGGCGTCAGATATTCAGCAGTAACTTGGGGCTATGGCCCTGCTTTTAGGTGAGGATTTTATGGAAAGTTGTGCTTTATTTGCCGCCACCCTGTTGCACAGCGCAACAAATACTCATTTCTTTCATTGGTCAACTGATTCCTACGCAAAACACGTAGCTTTGGCTGAATACTATGACGGTATTGTGGAGCTTGTAGATTCATTGGTTGAAAGCGTGATGGGCAAATACGGCAAAATCACCAGCTTTCCTACTGCTTATCACCAGCCAAAAGACCCAGTCAAATATCTGCAAAGCTTACAAAAGTTCGTCCAAGACGCTAGAAACGATCTTCCACAAGACACCGAACTGCAAAACATCGTGGACGAAATCGCCGATCTGATCAACACAACGACCTATAAATTGGTCAATCTAAAGTAAGGAATCATCATGCCTTTATGGAAATCAAGCAAAAAAGAAGCAGTGGGCGAGAACATCAAGCGTGAAGAAGCCGCTGGAAAGCCTAAAAAACAGGCAGTTGCCATCGCTTTAAGCACACAACGTGAAGCCGCCAAAGGCAAGCGCAGAAAGCAATTAGAGGATGCCTACGCTAAATACATCGAAAAAGAAGCCTGATCATGTTTAAGAAGGAAAAGATCAAGCCTGAAAACAGCTTGTTGCAACCTCACAAGGAAACAACACTGGAAAAACAACAACGTTTGCGTATTGAGCGCAGAGAAAAGATCAACGCTTTATTTAATAAGATTGTTAAAGACAGATTTTAAAGCTATACTTAAGCATCATTAACTAACTACTTGGTTAAATATGCAAATCAAAGAAGTTGCTGTAGAAAAGCTAATTCCTTACGCTAAAAACAGTCGCACTCATTCTGACGAGCAAGTCGCACAAATTGCCGCCAGCATTAAAGAGTTCGGATTTCGCAACCCAATCCTTGTGGACGGCGTTGGAATCATCGCTGGTCATGGTCGCCTGATGGCTGCCCGAAAGCTTGGATTAGACAAAGTCCCGACAATCGACTGCTCGGATATGACTGAAAGCCAAAAAAAGGCTTATATCATCGCAGACAACAAATTAGCCCTAAACGCTGGCTGGGACACCAACCTTTTATCAATAGAGCTTGAGGAATTGCAAGACGAGGGATTTAACCTTGATTTGCTAGGATTTGACGAAAAAGAGCTAAATGCCCTGCTTGAGCCTGAAATTGTCGAAGGTTTGACCGATGAGGACGAAGTCCCTGAAGTTCCTGAAGAACCCAAGACAAAGTTAGGTGACATTTACATTCTTGGCGATCACAGGCTGATGTGTGGGGATTCCACCAGCCTTGATGCCGTAGAAAAGATGATGGACGGAGACAAAGCATCGCTGGTCGTTACAGACCCTCCTTGGAACGTGGCTTACGGCACAAACCTTGCCAATAACGCCCAAGGATATAAACAGCGCACCATCATGAACGACAACTTTGAAACCACCAAAGAGTGGGAGGACTTCTTGTCGGGATTTATGGGCAACATTGTGGCATTTACGATGAAAGGATGCCCCATTTATTGCGTCATGGGAGCCTCAGAATGGCCCGCTATTGATAAAGCTTTAAGGGATGGGGGCTTTCATTGGTCTAGCACCATTATTTGGGCTAAAGACACCCTTGTTTTATCCCGAAAGGATTACCACACCCAATATGAGCCGATATGGTATGGCTGGAAAGACGATGGCCCACGGATTTGGACGGTAGCCGATCGAAAGCAGTCCGATTTATGGGAATGCAAACGCCCTAAACGATCAGACCTGCACCCAACCACAAAACCAGTAGAGTTAATCGAACGTGCTGTGCTGAACTCCTCAAATGCTGGCACTATTGTGTTTGAGCCTTTTGGGGGATCAGGGTCAACCCTAATAGCCTGTGAAAAGACTGGTCGTAAAGCCCGTTTGATGGAATTAGACCCTAAATATTGCGACGTAATTGTCAAGCGTTGGGAAGATTTCACTGGTAAAAAGGCTGTTCTTTCGGAGTTAGAAAAGTAATGGCACAAGGCGTAGAACATATACCCACCGAGGAAAGCCGCAAACTGGTTAAAGGTTTAGCGGCTGTAGGCATTCGTTATGTGGATATTGCCCTTAAACTCGATATAACGGACGATACGTTAAGAAAGCATTACAAGGCAGAACTGGAGCTTGGTCGCATAGATGCCAACGCCCAGCTTGGGAATACCTTATTCCAGCAGGCAAAGAAAGGCAACACCACCGCTTTGATCTTTTGGTTAAAAACAAGGGCTGGATGGAAAGAAACACAGGTCAATGAGCTAACAGGAGCGGATGGAGGAGATCTGCGATTAGCGTGGGCTGATGAGCAGGATAATTAAGCTTAACTATCGCCCACGTTCTGTTTTTGAGGATTTCCACAAAAGAAAGCAACGCTGGGCAATCATAGTGGCGCACAGGCGTGCAGGAAAGACGTGTGCTTGCATCAATGATCTTGTGGTGCGTGCATCCCTTGAAGGCAAAAAAGACGCCCGTTATGCCTATATAGCCCCTTATCACAGCCAAGCCAAGACCATCGCTTGGGACTACCTTTTAAGATACTCTGCCCCACTCCTTAAAAAGAGCAATCAGTCCGAATTATGGGTTGAACTGATTAATGGGGCAAAAATCAGGCTTTTTGGGGCTGACAATCCTGACAATCTCCGAGGTCTCTATTTGGACGGCGTAATCCTTGATGAATACGCTGACATGAAGCCATCCGTTTGGGGAGCCGTCTTGAGACCCATATTGGCAGACAGAATGGGATGGGCCGTCTTTATTGGGACGCCAAAGGGACACAACGCTTTCTACGATATATACAACGAAGCCCAATCAAACCCCAATTGGTATGTCAAAACCCTGCGAGCCAATCAAACAGGCTTATTGCCTGATGCCGAGCTTGATGATGCCCGTCAATCAATGACGCCCGATCAATACGAACAGGAGTTCCTTTGCTCATTTGAGGCAGCAATCCTTGGAGCCTACTTTGGTCAAGAGATGCGATACCTTACCGATATGGAGCGTATCACCACCGTCGATTACGACCCTATGTTTCCCTGCCATACTGCTTGGGACTTGGGCTTTAATGACTCCACGTCAATATGGTGGTTTCAGGTCGTTTATGGCGAGATCAGGGTGCTGGATTATCACCAGTCGGATGGTAAATCCGTGCCGTTTTATACAGGCTTGATCCAAGAGAAAGAGGAAGAGTTTGGTTATAAATATGGGTATCACTACCTGCCTCACGATGCTCGAGCAAAAACACTGGCAAGTGGCGGCAAGAGCATAATCGAACAAATTTCGACAAAAATCGACATAAAACATCTAAAAATCGTTCCAAACCTGTCACTTCAAGACGGAATTCAATCTGCGAGGCTTGCATTAACTCGAGCTTGGTTTGATAATAGATGCAAAGAAGGCATCGAATGTTTGCGTCAATACCAAAGGGAATACGATGAAGATAAAAAAGTATTCAGAGATAAGCCAAGGCACGACTGGACGTCGCACGGTGCAGACGCCTTCCGTTACTTGTCTATCGTATGGAAAGACGAAGACACGCCAATCCTTAAAGACACACGGATCAAAGGCATAGGCGTTGGGGAAACCGACGTCACGCTAAACGATATGTGGAACTCTACGCCAAAACCCACCTACCGCAGGATATAAACATGGAACATAGCTACCAAGATTGGTATAACACCATTGCTGGTTACGAAAGAACGTATAAAGAGTGGGAAGCACGGGTAGACCGCATTCTAAAGCGTTACCGTGATGACAGTCGCACACGCAACAATCCAAACGCTCGGTTTAATATCCTTTGGTCAAATATTCAAACCATCACGCCAGCGGTGTTTGCTCGTTTGCCACGCCCTGACGTAAGCCGCCGATTCCGTGACAACGATCCAATCGGTCGTGTGGCATCTATGATGCTTGAGCGTGCATTGGACTATGAGATCACCCACTACGGCGATTATGGCTCTGCCATGAAACAATCCGTTCAGGATCGCTTGCTTGGCGGTCGTGGAACAAGCTGGGTGCGCTATGAGCCACACATCACTGGAAGCAAAGCAGACGGTGAAGATCTTGATGATGGCTTGCAAGTTACCGAAGATATTGATGAAGCAGAAACCGAGGGCGGCATCTATCGTGAAGATCAAGAGCGTATTGAGTATGAGTGCGCTCCCGTAGATTACGTTCATTGGCGTGATTTTGGCTTGACCGTTGCTCGCACTTGGGAAGAAGTCACTGCCGTATGGCGTAAGGTATACATGACCCGTCCTGCGCTTGTTGAGCGTTTTGGTGAAGAATTAGGTTATGAAATCCCACTCGATACCAAGCCTGAAACATCCAAGACATTTAACGAGAAGATGGGCGAGGGTGCGTCAGAAGCTGTTGTTTATGAGATATGGGACAAACAGACTGGCGAGGTTTTATGGTTGTCTAAGTCTTTGGGAAGAATTCTTGACACTAAGCCTGATCCGCTAAAGCTTGAGAACTTTTGGCCTTGCCCGAAGCCAATGTATGCAACATTAACAACGGACACGCTAATCCCTGTTCCTGACTTTGTAATGTATCAGGATCAAGCCAAGCAATTAGACACGCTGGCAGACCGTATTGATGGATTTATCAACGCCCTTAAAGTTCGTGGCGTATACGACGCTTCTGAGCCATCGCTTGCCCGTTTATTCTCTGAAGGCGAAAACAACACGCTGATTCCTGTTAAAAATTGGATGGCTTTCGCTGAAAAACAAGGTATGGCTGGAGCTATTAACCTAGTTGATATTGCACCGATCGCACAAGCTCTGCAAATGAGCTATCAAGCGATGGAGCAAGTTAAGGGTCAAATCTACGAGATCATGGGCATCGCTGATATTCAGCGTGGTCAGACCGATCCAAACGAGACTCTTGGCGCACAAATTATCAAGTCCAACAATGCCGCAGGTCGTCTTAAAACTATGCAACACGAAGTGGTTAACTTTGCCACCGAATTGCTGCAAATTAAGGCACAAATTATCTGCAAACACTTCACTGATGACACAATCATCAAGATTTCAGGCGCAAATCAGCTATCTCCGCAAGATCAAGCCCTGATTCCACAGGCTTTAGCATTGTTAAAGGACGAGCCAGCTAAGAACTTCCGCATCGAAGTCACCACTGACTCAATGATTTACCAAGACGAAGAGCAAGAAAAGCAAGATCGTGTTCAATTTTTAACTGCTGTTAGTCAATTTATGACCACAGCCTTGCCAGTGGCTCAACAAGCCCCTGAATTGACCCCACTTTTGATGGAAATGTTGAAGTTTGGCGTCACAGCGTTTAAAGCTGGCAAAGGATTGGAAGGACTTATCGACGAAACAGCCGACAAGTTCCGCTTGCAAGCCGAGCAAATGCAAGGTCAGCCTAAACCACCTCCACCAGAAGTTCAAAAAGTCCAAATGCAAATGCAAGCCGATCAGCAAAAGATGCAGATGGAAGCTCAGCTTGAAATCCAGCGTATGCAGGCTCAAAACGAGATCGAAAAAGCCAAGCAAGAGTATCAAGCACAGGAAAATCAGCTTAAATTCCAGCTTGACAAGACCGTGAGATGGAGATGA